AAGCATCTTTTATTTTAATAGAATCATTTATCATTCTATACTCGTATAAATATGTTCTTAAATTGTTTTTTAATGTTACTGATGCTGGTCTTAATTGTTTTTGGGAATTATAAGATAAAATATACATATCTAACACTGTTGGTAATTCTCCGGGCATATGTTCTCCTATTTTTGATGGTTGAGTCCATACTTTTGCAACAGTTCCAAACTCAGATGGCATACTTAATGCTCTTATTATATAATCTTGTTGTGTTACTGTTCTTAATTGGTTTTGGAAATTACCTAAAGCATTTTGTCTTATTTCTTCAAGTGTATCGGCATCTTGTCCCCCATCTGCTGCATAAGTGTTGTTGGATGCTAATGAGTCAAATACTATTTGTGCTAATGCTGTATCCGATACGTTAGGATTTGTAAAAGTTATTAATGATGTATTAGGTTTTACTAAAGTATTAGAAGGAACATTTGATGAAAAACCCCCTCCTGTTAGATATCTTACAGTCATTGTTGTGTTTGATGGAGCTACTCCATAACTATCTGTGAAGATGAAATTTAGTGGTGAAAAAGCTGTTGTTAATTTAGTTTGTGAAAAAGGTAATCCAGTTCCTACATTATTAGGGTTAGGAACTATGTCAGCATCATTATTAGATACTGTTCCCGCTCCAAATCCTATTTCTAATGTAGTTGAATTTATAAAACGAGTAGTGAACCTTTTTTGAGTTTGTTTAATTTTTAAAATATTAGCTGCATCTCCTTGAGTAGCGTTTGGATCATTTGTGTTTGTATTTTTTATTTTTTCAAACACACAATCTTGAGCTAGATTATCAACCTCATACCAAGTATTACCATTTGAGTCTTTAATATCATAAATTCCTATAATATTTTCTCCTATTATTTTTCTTGTATCGAATTTTTTAGGGGAGGCAAAATCAAAAGCGATAGTATTTAAGGTTGCGGAAATTGATTTACGTGATTTTTTTAATAAATAAAAATCGGGGTCTGTTCCTGTTGCAGAATATATATTAATGATTGTAGGATCCATTGAACTACTTATTGAAAAATCAATTTGATCTTCAATTAAAAAGTTTGTTGAGTTATCTGATGTTGATCTTACTGTTGTTCCTGAAGGGATATTAAGTGAATAATTATAATCTGGGGTTTTATTTCCTGATGGGCCTTTAGATGGTACTTGTTGATAAAAATCTATAGTAGCTGATGCTACTGTTGTCATTTTAGGTCTATAACCTAACATATAAGCTAGATTAAAAATATTTTCATCTTGTCTAGCATATTGTATAAAAGTTTCTTGAATTTGATTATCTAAATAAAAAGATAAAACATCACCTACATAGGCAGTCATTTCAATAAACAACATTCCTGTTGAAGTAGATGTAAAATCATTGTAAGTATTAGGAAAATAGGTTTTGGAAAAATCTATTAAATTAGTTTTTAAACTATTAAAATCTCTACTTGTATAATTTATAATTCTTGATATCTCAGCCATTATTGTATTTCTATAGTTAATTCATCATCAATCCCAAATGGAGTTATGGTATAAAATAATGAAAATTTTATTATATTTTTATCTCTATCATTATCAAATTTTATTGAAACTATTGTAACTTCAGGAAATTCTGCTGCTACTACTGTTTTGATTCTTTCTTCAATTACTACTGTTGTTGATTGATAAATTCCTTCAAATATTATTTCTCTTAAATTAGCTCCAAATGTAGGATTATTTACTCTTTCACCATGATTAGTTAATATAAAATTAATTAAATTAGCTCTAATTTGGTCTTTTTGAGTATGTGTAGGGTTAAATACATTATCTGCATTTAATGGGAAGCCAAATCCCACAATCCTACGATCATCACTATCTATTTCAAATTGTTGGTCTACTATTTGAGGCATTATTTAGTATTCATTAAATTCATAATCTGATCCATCCCTACATCTCCTGTGGGTAATTGACCTTGTGCCGTATCCATTCCTGGTTTTGGGACAAAGTTTTGTGCGTGTTGAGAAGTAAATTGTCTTTCTGTTTCTCCTAATATATTCTTATAAGCATCTCTTTGCTCCTCCAATGACATTTTAGAAGGTTGTGCATTCATCACTGGTTGTTGTGGTGGAGTTTGTGGTGATATTGGTACTCTTGTTTCCACTACAGGTTGTGGTGATGTAACTCTATTAGATTTTAAAGCTTCTAATAATATATCTTTTATTTCTTCTTGTATTACTTCTTTAACTACTTCTTTTATTACTTTCTTTAACGCTGTTAATTTCATAATAATCTTTTTTTATAAATATTAATTAATTTTATTTTTTACACATTTAATCTCCCAAATTAGCATATCCAGCAAACCCATTAGCTGCGTCTTCACTAGTCCAACGATTAGATGCATACCTTGGGTGATGTCCTATAAATTTATTGTCAATAGCAAATTGAACTCGATTTCCTTCAAAAGGATGTCCGCCTAATGATGGTACATTTGTTTCCTCACGAAGTAATAATGCTAATTCTATTAATGCTTGACGTCTAACATTAACTGTACCATAATAAGGATTATCTTCATCTTCAGTTAATTGAAACCATCTATTATTACTACCATATGTAGAATTATATGCAATATTATCATTTTGTATACCTTGTTGTAAAGCAGTTCCAAAATAAGCTATAGTTCTATAAGTAGGCACATTTATGTTTGTATTATATTGATATGAATTAAATGGAACTCCTTTCCAATTATCAATAATTACTTCAAACATAGTTGATGCCCCAGTATAAGGCACATTTCCAAAACCATCAACTAAGTCATTCATGATTTTAGCATCTTCTTTACTAACATTAAATCTTCTCATAGTAGCAGCAACTAAATTAATTCTTTCTGTTCTAAATAACCAAACATAAGCATCCATAGCTTCAGTTATAATGTCTGTCATATTTTCATATGCAGCATCAGCAAGGTTATCATACCAACTATCACCAGGACCTCTTTCAGTTGTTACTTTCCATGCTTTGTCAAATAATTCATTTATTTCTTCTGTTGTCCATGATGGGTATTTTGCTTTTACTAAAGGTGTAATTGCATCTCTTGATGCTTCTTTTTCATCAAATGTTGGTATTTCTCCTATTATTGAAAGATCAAAATTAGAATCTATTGTATCTATTCTAAATTTCATTTCATTAAATAAAACCTGGGTTGTTGCGCTAAATGAAAAATCATTTAATAATTTATCATTTTCATCATCTTCATGAGTTGCTACTATTCTTCTTCGTGGAATAATCTCTTGTTCAGGATCATATTCTAATAACAAATAATAAGGGGCATAATATAATCCTGGGGGTGTTGTTAAGGAGGATTCTAAATCTACTTCTGATTGAATATTTTCATCGACATTAGTAGAATCTCCTACTTTGGTTGCTTCAAAATTAATTTCTTCTTCCATTTGTGCACCTGCTTCTGCTAAAGCTATTTCGGGTAATTCTCCATCCCAATCTACTGAAATAGTGTCCTCTGGTGTTTTGGTAATATTATCTGATAGAGATGTATAATATGTTACAAATTTTACTACAGAAAGTTCAGGATATTCTTGACCAAATACCCATTCTGCTGTTGTGTCTTCTTCTAAGGGTACACCAGGACCTGGTATTACTTCCCAATTATCAGATGCTAATGGGTTTTCTGTGTTGGTTGTTAATGATTTTAAAAATAGAGTTCTTGATACTTTATTTCCAGGAACATATTCTGTATTGGGATCCCACTCCAAACTTCTTTTAACTTCTTCTATTAAACAATTGCCTATAAGTCCATCTAATTTATTTAAATCTGCTATGAATTTGTTTAAAGTTTCTTGTATAACTTTTATAGCAGGTTTTACAGCTTCTACAGCTCCTTTACCTTTATCCAACATTTTTCCTATAAAATCTAAAACATCAGCTAGAACTGTAATAACATTAACTGGTATACCAATTCCGGGAGGGACTGATGTTGGTATTGGGATTGCTTTTATTGTTTTCACTACCCCATTAATATTATTTATCATTTTTTCAGTATCAGTTGCAAATTTATCTAATTTATTTACTTGTTCTAATACCCTACCAATTGAATTTACTAGTTGATTTTTAGTGTTATTTATTTTCAATAACTCAGATTTCATAGGGCATTGAGGAATACCTAATTTAGTAGTAAATTGTTCTTTAAGAATTTCTACAACTTTCTCATTTTGGGCTAATTTTTTAACATTAGTTACAACTTTTGAATTTATGATTTTATCTAAAGCCATTATTTAGTGAATGTTGTTTTTGATTTATAATTTTCAATTTCTATCATCATTTGTTGAATATGTACTGATAGAAAGGTTGCCTGTGCTGCTACTGATACATTTGGGACTCCAGGGGCTGGTGTTCCTACTGATGGTAAAGCCGTGCATAAACTATTTAATTTTGTTAGTAAGGTTTTAAATTGTTTTAAAAATTTATTACCTAATATTATAGGTTCATCTGCTCCATTATCTGCTCTATCTCCTAAATTTATTTGTGTTCCTACCTTTACTACAAAATTAGCACTAGTATCAAAATTAAATCCTTTACCTGCATTAAAACTAATAGTTCTTCCTGTTGCTAATAATATATGATCTGATTTTGCATTAAACATTAATCTTCCTGAGTTTAATATAATTTGAGATCCTGCATAAGATGAAGGGGAAGAAGGTGTTTCACTCCATCCTGCTGTATATGATTCATAGTTTGCTCTGGCTCTAAGAGGTATTCTTTGTGTAGAGGTTAAATAAACTGATGATTTGTCTTTATTTATATCTTCTAATTGAGTTTCCCATGTTGGGATTGAAGGATCTTTATATTGTTGATTTCTAATTATTGTAATTGGATCTCCATTTTCTCCCGTTGATGACCATAAATTAGTTGGGGTACCATTTGCTACTGTACTTCCAAATCTCAAACTTTGACCCCATCTTCCTTGTAATATTATATCTCCCTCATATAATTGAAGATTTCTAGTATCTATCTTTTCATTAAAAGTTTTTCCTAAATCAATATCAGTAGCACCATCCGTTACTTTTCTAACAAATCCTGATTCTGTTGAATCATAATCATCTGTTGGATCATCTTTTGATATTACTGTATCGGGAACTGCATTATGATGTACACTATTCCACATGTTTATTGGTTGGAAATAATAATGTGTTACAGCATTTAAATCTTCTTGAACCCCGGGTGTTGGTAAATCAATTATGTAAACAAATTCATTTAAAACTGGAGGGATTTTTAAATTAGGAAATAATGGTTTTGCAAAATTAGAAGGTAATCCTCCTTCAGGGGTGGGTTGGCCTATATCTTCATATAAGATACCTCCTAACCCAGACCATTCTCCATTAGTTTTAAAAACATCTTCATTATCTTTATTGTTTAGTAAAACAAATTTAACTCTTCCAGGTTTTATTAAACCCTTCATCCCTGAAAGGCCTATTCCTTTTCTTGATGGAGCCCCAAATTTTTTATTTTTAGGCATTATTCTTTATTTTTTTCTTTCCTTGATATTTTTTCTAATCTTTCCATTTCATCAAGTAATTCTTGTTTTTCCTCTTCAGATATTCCTAATTCTCCATCTTCATTAACAGTTTGTAATGCTCTCTGTACTATAGTAGCCATTTTAATTAATTGTTCATCATTTTTAACACTTATTTCTAAATATTCTTTTATTAGAGGAACTATTAAAGTAGCATCACCAATTTCTTGGATTAATGGTTTTAATTCTGAAATTAAAGATGAGATTTGTTTTTTCTTTTGTGTTTGGTTATCGTATATTTCATTTAAAAGATCCGAAAATCTTTTATTTCCAAATACTATTGAATCTAGCTGTCCCATGTTTTTTATTATAAATATTAAGAATTCAAACCCTTAAGAAGGAAAATAACCATATTCTTGAAAGAAAATATATTTTTCTTTATAAATAGCATGTAATTTATTAGCTATTTTTGTTATTTTGGGGGTTTTTACATCAATCATTTCTCTAATGTAGATATATAATGCTTTTTTGTTGAAAACATCTATAGCTTCTCTTTTTCTAAATAATTCTAATAT